GGCGCAAGCTGGGGGCCGTTTCACCCCATGGCAGCGTACTACAACGAAATCGAGCCCTTCGCGGCCCAATGGCTTCGCAATCTCATCGCGGCCGGCCACATCGCAGACGGAGTTGTGGATGAGCGGTCTATTCGGGACGTGGCTCCAGCGGACGTCGCAGGGTTCACTCAGGCCCATTTCTTCGCCGGGATCGGCGTCTGGTCCCACGCCCTGCGTTCCGCTGGCTGGGACGACAGCCGCCCCGTCTGGACCGGATCCTGCCCCTGCCAGCCCTTCAGCGCCGCCGGTCGAGGGCGGGGCACCGCCGACGAGCGGCACTTGTGGCCCGAGTTCCATCGCCTCATCGCGGAGTGCCGCCCTCCAGTCGTCCTTGGAGAGCAGGTTGCGAGCGCGCTTGGCCGAGACTGGCTCGACGCTGTTCGGATTGACTTGGAAGCCGTGGGATATGCAGTCGGGGCGGCCGATCTTGGCGCGGCGAGCGTCGGCGCTCCGCACATCCGCCAGCGCCTATGGTGGCTGGCCGACGCCGCGTCTGGAGGACGGCGAGAGCAGCGGGATGCGCTGGGGGCGCGGCAAGGCCGACACGCTGACGGCGGTGGCGACGCATCTGGCGGGCTGGCCGACGCCAGCGGCGAGGGACCACAAGGGGGCGCTGAACCCTGGGAACGAGTACACGCACAACGCCCGACCGCTGAACGAGATGGCCCGGCTGGCGACGCCCGCCCGCTTCACGGCTTCTGGCGAGATGCTGACTGGCTCCTCTGCCGGGATGGAAAGTGGCGGCCAGTTGAACCCGGCACATTCCCGCTGGCTCATGGGGCTCCCGCCCGCGTGGGACGCCTGCGCGCCTACGGCAACGCGATTGTCGCGCCGCTCGCCGCAGAGTTCATCGCAGCCGTGATGGACTGCCAGCCGTGATCTTGTGGATAGATTTCGAGACGCGCAGCCGCTGCGACCTGACGAGCGCGGGCGCGTACAACTACGCCCAGGATGTCAGCACTGAGGTGCTGTGCATGTCCTACGCCTTCGGGGACGGGGAGGTCACGACCTGGCTACCCGGCCAGCCCTTCCCCGACCGGGTGGCGCAGCACCAGGGCCAGATCCGCGCCCACAACGCCGCCTTTGAGCGGATGGTCTTCTGGTACGTCCTGGCCCCCGACCAAGGCTTCCGCGAGCCGGCGCTGGAGCAGTTCTACTGCACGGCCACGCAGGCCCGCGCCAACTGCGGCCCCGGCAGCCTGGAGGACGTGGGCCGCTTCGCTGGCGCGTCCATGAAGAAGGACCACCGCGGCGCCCAACTGATCCGCGCGCTGTCCATCCCCCGCCCCGACGGCACCTTCCGCGAGGACGCGGCGCTCCTGGCCGAGATGGTCAGCTACTGCGAGCAGGACGTCCGGGCGATGCGTGCCGTCAGCAAGGCGATGCGCGACCTGTCCGACGAGGAACTGCTGGACTACCACGTCAACGAGCGCATCAACGACCGGGGCGTGTTGGTGGACACGGCGCTCTGCGCCGCCGCCGTGCGCTACGCTGGCGAGGAACTGGTCGAGATCGAGCAGACCGTCCGCGAGGTAACGGCGGGCGCCATCACCAGCGTCCGCAGCCCCAAGATGCGGGCGTGGGTCGAACACCGGGTTGGGCCGCAGGCCCGCAAGCTGATGGTCGTCCACAAGGACGGCGAGGCCAAGGTGTCCATCGACAAGAACGTCCGCGCGAACCTGCTGGTCCTGGCCGCCGAGAACCCGGAGGAGGTGCCGCCCGACGTGGCCGAGGTCATCCAATGCGCGGATGACCTTTGGGCCTCCAGCGTGGCGAAGTTCAACCGGCTGGCCGAACTGGCCGACCCCGAGGACCAGCGGGTGCGCGGCGCTTTCGTATTTGCCGGCGGGGCCGCGACCGGCCGCGCGTCCAGCTACGGCGCTCAGGTCCATAACTTCCCCCGCAAGTGCGCCGCAGAGCCCGAGGACGTGCGCCAGGCCATGGTGCGGGGGCACCAGGTCGTGCCGAAGTTCGGCCGCCGCGTCACGGACGTGCTGAAGGGCATGCTGCGCCCGGCGCTGCTGCCGGCGCCCGGCAAGGTTCTGATCGCCGCCGACTGGTCCGCCATCGAGGCGCGGGTGAACCCCTGGCTGTCGAAGACGAACAGCGGCATGGAGAAGCTCGGGATCTTCGAGCGCGGCGAGGACGTCTACAAGGTCAACGCCGCCGCGACCTTCCGCACCACCGTCGAGGAGGTCACGAAGGACCAGCGCCAAGTCGGCAAGGTGCAAGAGCTGGCCTGCGGCTTCGCTGGCGGCGTCGGCGCCTTCGCGGCCATGGGCCGGATCTACGGCATCAACCTACCCGAGAGCGAGGCCAGGAAGATGGTGGACGCCTGGCGGCGGGCGAACTCCTGGTCGGTGCCGTTCTGGCAGGGGCTGGAGGAGGCGTACACGCGGGCGATGCGGAACCGCGGGCATGAGTTCACCGCCGGGCACATCACTTATTTGTTCGACGGCCAGCATCTTTGGTATGCTCTGCCTTCCGGCCGCGTCCTCTGTTATCCCTTCGCGCGGCTTGAGCCCGAGGGCGTCACCTATGCGAAAGCCTCCTGGAAGCCCGCCGCAGACGCGAAAGAGTGGCCCCGCGCGCGGCTTTGGAAGGGGCTCGCGTGCGAGAACGTGACCCAGGCCACCGCGCATGATCTGCTTCGTCATACCCTGCGCCAGCTAGAGGCCGAGGGTCACGACGTCGTGCTGCACGTCCATGACGAGGTGGTGGTCGAGACGAGCGACCCAGAGGCGGCGCAGGCCGCCATGCAGCGCATCATGTGTTCACCACCAGCCTGGGCGGCAGGGATACCGCTCAACATCGAGGCTGCGGTGATGACCAGGTATGGCAAGTAAGGGGGAGAAGATGGACTTCGTAGAGTTCCTGCAAGGGCTCGCGCCCAAGGGTGAGACGCTGCTGGTGGTGCGGCAGAAGGCGGTCATGCGGGACGGCCAGCAGGCGCTGCACGCCGACGGCACGCTGAAGTATACTTGGCCCGCCTTCCTGCCGTCCAAGCGGCGGCACGACGGCGGGTCGTGGTACGGCAACACCGGCTCCTTCATCATCGACCGCTTCATGGACGGCCAGCCGTCAGCGGCGGCGGCCTGCTGTGAATACGTCCTGGTGATGATGCTAGACGACGTGGGGACCAAGGCGAAGACGCCGCCCCTGCCGCCGACATGGATCATGCAGTCGAGCGAGGACTCGTTCCAATGGGGCTACGCTTTCGCGGAGCAGCCGACCAAGGGCGAATTCACCGCGGCCATGACGGCCATCGCAGAGGCCGGCTACACCGACCCTGGCGCGGTCAACGCCGTCCGTAACTTCCGACTGCCGGGGTCGGTTAACGTCAAGCCAGGCCGCGACGGCTTCAAGGCGCGGCTGGTTGAGTTCCACCCCGAACGCGAGTTCACCCTCCCGCAGATCTGCGAGGCGCTGGGCGTCACGCCAGCGCCGGCTGACACGGCCTCCCAAAACGTTTTCCGCCTGCGCGACACGGGCAAGGACGCGGTGCTGGAGTGGCTGAACGAGCAGGGCCTCGTCCTGTCGGCGGCCAACCAAGAGGGCTGGCTGGGCGTCGTCTGCCCGAACGCGGCGGAACACACGACCGGCCAGAATGAGGCCCGCTACAATCCGATCAACCGCGCCTTCTGCTGCTACCACGGCCACTGCGAGCATCTGGACAGCAAGGCGTTCTTGCAGTGGGTCTGCGACCAGGGCGGCCCCCGCGCCGGCCACGGTCTGCGGGACGAGCTGCTGGCGGAGCAGATGGCCCGCACCCTCGACAAGCTGACGCCGACGGAGAACTTCCCCGACCGCGCCGCCGAAATCATCGCAGAGGTGGACCGCAAGGAGCTGGGCCGGGTCGAGAAGGCGGGCTGGTACGAGCGGTTTGCTTACGTCCTCTCGGACGACTGCTATTTCGACTTGGAGGACCGGCGGGAGATCAGCCGGAACGCCTTCAACGCCCTGTTCCGCCACATCCCGTGCCGGTCCATCCACAGTGGCAAGAAGATCGAGGCGTCCACCTGCTACGACGAGAACCGCCAGGCGATGGGCGCCCGCGTCCTAGTGGGCGTGACCTACGCCGCCGGCGAGAGCGTGCTGGTGTCGCGCAACGCCGAGGTCTACGGCAACCGTTGGGTCAACGCCCGGCCGGACGTGACGAAGGCGCCCTTTGGTGACGTCATGCGTTGGGTCGAGCATTGCCGCCGGTTGGTGCCGGATCCGCGCGACCTTGACCACATCTGGGACGTGATGGCGTTCAAGGTCCAGAACCCGCGCGTCAAGATCAACCACGCGATCCTCCACGGCGGCCACGGCGGCAGCGGCAAGGATACGATGTGGGCGCCGTTCATGTGGGCGGTCTGCGGCCCGACGTTGGTGAACCGCGGCCTCATCGACGGCGACACGATCAACAGCCAATGGGGTTACGCGCTGGAGAGCGAGATTATCCTGCTGAACGAACTGAAGGAGCCGGAGGCGCGGGAGCGCCGGGCGCTGGCGAACCGGCTGAAGCCGATCATCGCTGCCCCGCCGGAATACCTAGTCGTGAACCGCAAGGGCTTGCACCCTTACGACACGCTGAACCGGGCGTTCGTCCTGGCCTTCTCCAACGACATGATCCCGATCACGCTGTCGAGCGACGACCGGCGCTGGTTTGTGATCTGGTCCACGGCGGCCCGCATGGATCCGAAGGAAGCGTTGGCGATGTGGCGCTGGTACAAGGAGGAGGGCGGCTTTGCTACCATCGCCCGCTGGCTCTACGCCCGCGACGTGTCGGCGTTCAATCCTGGCGCGGCGCCGCCCATGACGGACGTGAAGACGTCGCTGGTCGAGCATAGCATGAGCATGGCCGAGAGCGTGATCGTCGAGCTGGTGCGGGGGCGGCGGGGCGAGTTCGCCCGCGGCGTGATCGGCGGGCCGTTCCACGCGATCTGCGATCGCCTCCAGGCGGTGATGCCGTCGGGTGCGAAGGTGCCGCCCGCGGCGCTGCTGCACGCGATCCAAGAGGCTGGCTGGGTGGATATCGGGCGGGTGGACTCGGGAGAGTACAGGACGAAGAAGCACATCTTCGCCGCGCCTGAGCTTGCGCGGGCTCTCAGCAAGAGCGACCTTCGGCGCATGATCGAGGAGCCCTCGGCGCCGAAGGTCGTGGATCTTAAGGTCGTGAGCTGACGCGGCCCAGCGTCGCGTTGGCCTGGATGCGGACGTCGCGGTTGGACCAAGTCCAACACGCGCCGTCCTCATCCTGGAAGCAGACCCACATGAGGTCTGCCTCCGGCCCGTAGTCGATCACCAGATGCGCCCACGCCTTCCCCTTCGGCGTGAGCAGCGGCAGGGGCGGGTTCAGTTGCGTCAGCATCAGCCGCCCCTGTATTCCAGCCCGGTAACGGCGGCGGCCGTCAGCCCTTCCCGCGCCGCCCGTGTCAGTTGCTCGGCCAGCTTCAGCGCCTGCATGGGCGTCAGTTCGGTTCGGCGGTCGTCGCCGGCCGTGTTTCCATGCAGAGAGACGTGCAGCTTGCCCTCATACCAGTATGCGAAGGCGTTGGTGATTGGCAGCGTATCGCGGTCGCTCATGCGCGCGGCTCCTTCTTCAGCGCCAGGATCTCGGTCATCATCTCCTGGTCGCGGTTCATCAATTCGAAGTAGGTCAGGCCGTCGTCGTTGACGGGGCGGCTGGCGACAACCGCCGCGGCCTTGTCCAGCGCCTCGTTTCGTATGGTGCCGACCATCTGGCCGATGGCCTGCGCCTGCTCGCGCGTCACCACTATGCCGGCGGCCTCATAGATGAGGTCCGACCATTCATCCGGTGTCATCGGCGTCCCCCTTGTCTGCGTCACGCGCTGGCGATCTCGCGCACCAGTCGGGCGCCTGCGGGTGTCACGGTCATCTCAACCTTGCGGCGGTCCATCATGGAGACGCGGCGCTTCAGCAGGCCCAGCTCAATCAGCTTGTCGGCGGATCGCGTCACCACCGGCTTCGGCACGCCGAGCGTCTCCGCGATGATCTTGTTGCTCTCGCCGGGGTACTCGGCCACCAGGGCCAGGATGGCGATTTGGCGGCAGGTCATGTTGGCGTCAGGCTGCGAGGCCAGAATGAACGCCTGCGCCTCGGGCGGGATGGTAAGAGTGTCGGTCATGTTGTGTCGTCCCTTCACGTTGTTGCGTATCTGCACGGGGCGCACAGTCGGTTATGTGCCCCCTCGCTGTCAAACGTTTTGTTGCACCGCAGGCAGGCCCGCGGGGTAGTGTTGGGTTTCACGTCTAGCGGACGCTTCAGCCGGGCGCGGAATTGCGCTTGTGCTTGCGCCGTGCGGGTCTGGCTGGCCCACCAGGCGCTTAGGCCCTTGGCGGTGATGTTCCCCACCTCCTCGGCCAGTTGGTCCCATGTCCGGCCCTGCTGGCGGCCCTGCGTGACGATCTCCAGCCGCCGGGCGATGAAGTCACTAGCGTGGACCGGCATCAGCACCTCCGCAGCGGCATGACGTTGCCGGTGGGCTGGCCGTCCCAGTCCTGCCGGCGCCAGTGCGGCGGCACCGTTTGGCCCTCCAGCAGCCGCGCCCGCTCGACTAGGTCGGGCATGATCAGCGCCAGCAGT